AGGTTCGGCTGATGGGCGCCCTGGCCACGATGCGCGCGTGGTTCACGCGCCAGCCCCCGCCGGCCGCCGCCGCCCGCGCGTTTCAGGGCGCCCGTGTCGACCGCCTCACCGCCGGCTGGCTGGCCACGACGCAGAGCATCAACGCCGAGCTGCGGGGCGATCTGGACCGCCTGCGCGCCAGATGCCGCGAGCTCGTCAACAACAACGACACGGCCCGCCGCTTCCGGCAGATGTGCCAGGTCAACATCGTCGGCCCGGGCGGCGTGCGGATGCAAAGCCGCGTCGAGGATGGCCCCGGCCGGCCCGACGACGCCGCGCGCGCCGCGATCGAGGCCGCCTGGCAGGAATGGAGCCGCACGGCCGACCTGGGCGGCCGGCAGAGCCTGCGCCACATGCTGGAGACCCTGGTCGGCCAGCTGCCGTCCGACGGCGAATTCCTCGTGCGCATGATCGTCGGCCAGGCCGCGGGCAACCGTTTCGCCTTCGCGCTGCAGCCCATCGACGCCGACCGCATCGACACCGCCTACAACGTGCCGGCCGCCGGCACCTCCAATGCCGTCGTCATGGGCGTCGAGGTCGACCAGGCGCGCCGCCCGGTGGCCCTGCACCTCTTCGCCGGCCACCCCTTCGACGGCGTGCACGGCAGCCGCCTGCGCGAGCGCGTGCCCATCGAGCAGCTGCTGCACTGCTTCCGCGTCGAGCGTCCCGGCCAGGTCCGCGGCATCCCATGGATGTCGCCCGGGGTGCTTGCGCTGCATCACCTCGGCAAGTTCAACCTGGCCGCGCTGCTGGCCGCCGAGAACGGGGCCAACCACTACGGATTTTTTCGCACGCCGGATGGCCAGGAGCCATTCGGCCAGGCCGATGGAGTCAAGCAGATCACGGTCAGCCAGCCCGGTGTGTACGACGTGCTGCCCGCCGGCGTGGAATTCACGCCGCACGAGAGCAAGTACCCCGACCAGGCCTATGGCCCCTTCGTCAAGGCGCAGCTGCAGCGCATCGCCGCCGGCTGGGGCGTGGCCTATCACAGCCTGGCCAACGACCTGGAGGGCGTGAATTTCAGCAGCATCCGGGCCGGCGTCATCGAGGAACGAGACCGCTGGTCTGCCGACCAGGAGTGGCTGATCGAGTCCTTCCTGCGCCCCGTCTTCCGCGAATGGCTGCGCGCCGCGCTGTTGGCCGGCGCCATCACGTTCCCGACCGGCGCGCGCATGCCGCTGGCCCGGTACGACAAGTTCGTGCGGCACGACTGGCAGCCCCGCCGCTGGGACTGGGTGGACCCGAGGAAGGACGCGGAGGCCGCCGTGCTGCGTGTTCGCGCCGGCCTGGCCGCACCGCAAGACCTGGCCGCTGCCCAGGGCCTCGACTTCGAGGACGTGCTGCGCAGCATCGCTGCCGCTCAGCGCCTTGCCCAGCAGCTCGGCGTGACCCTGCCGGCCTACACCGAAACAGCCAGCGCCGCAGCGCCGGCGCCCAACACCGAGGAACCGTGACATGCCAACCCTGTGGATCAGCGAATTCGAGGCGATGCCGCTCGACTCCGGCCTGGCGACGCCGCCCATCAGCGCCCTGCCGCCCGTGGCCGAGCAGACGCGCAGCATCAGCGGCAGCTCGGCGCAGTCGTCGGCGTTCAACACCCGCACGCGCTTCGTGCGGCTGCACACCGACACCGCCTGCCATGTTGTCGTGGGAGCCAACCCGACGGCGACGACGGGCGCCCTAAAGCTGCCGGCAGACGCCACCGAATACTTCGGCGTCACCGCGGGCCACAAGATCGCCGTCATCCAGGCCTGACGCATGTTCGGCATGCGACTCGGCCAGCTGGGCGCGGTCGGCGCCCGTCGTTTCTCGCCCGCGGCCCTGTTCAGGGCCGGCGAACAAGGCGCATGGTACGACCCGAGCGATTACAGCACGTTATTCCAGGACGTGGCCGGCACGACCCCGGTGACCGCCGTCGAGCAGTTTGTGCGGCTGATGCGAGACAAGTCCGGGCGTGGCAACCACGCCACCGCCCCCAGCGACCCCGCGAGGCCGATTCTGCGGGCGAGGTATAACCTGCTGACGTATTCGGAGGAATTCGATAACGGGGCGTGGAACAAAACATCATTCCCAGTTACCGTGACTCAAAACGCAGAAGTGGCGCCGAACGGTACTACAACTGCGGATTTGATGCTAGAGCAGGCCACAACAGCTAATCACGGCTGTTATAACGCCGCTGCAATTAGCTCAACAATTATTGGAGTATCGTACACATATTCCGTGTATGCAAAAGCAGCGGGTAGATCCTTTTTAGTAATTGACGCGTTTACGAACGTAAACGCATACACATGGTTCGACCTTTCTACCGGGCAAGTAGGCACCAACGCCGCTGGAAACACGGCAAGCATAATATCTGTCGGCAACGGCTGGTATAGGTGCTCTGTGCAAAGAGCCGCCACCTCTACGGCAAATCACTTTATTGGCTTTTACGCGGCGCCTAGCGACAACACAATCTCGTACGCTGGAGATGTCACGAAGGGAATTTATCTCTGGGGCGCCGACCTCCGAGTCACCAACGACGCCCTGAACCAGCCCGCCTATCAGCGCGTAGCCGCCGCGACGGATTACGACACCGCGGGTTTTTTGCCGTATCTGGAGTTCGACGGCACCGATGACGGGATGTCCACCTCGGCGATTGATTTTTCCGCGACCGACAAAATGACGGTGTTCGCGGGGGTGAGGAAGCTGAGTGATGCTGCGTTTGCGGCGCTTGTGGAGTTGTCTGCGAATTGGAACAGCAATAATGGATCTATGTATGTTGGCGCACCAGATCCAACGTGGAGATATGCTTCCGGCGCAAGAGGTGACGTCGGGGTAAATGTCAATCAGATCGCGCTCACAACAGCCGCAACGTATAACGCCCCAACTACCAATGTCCTGGGGATTTCGCACGACATTAGCGGAGATCTGTCTGTATTGCGCATAAACGCCGCCCAAATCGCTACAGCAACTGGGGATAAAGGTGCAGGCAACTTCGGCAGCACGTACCCTCTCTTCATCGGCGCCCGTAACAACGCAAGCGACCGGTTCACCGGCCGGATCTACTCCCTCATCGTCCGCGGTGCCGCATCCAGCGCCAGTGAAATCGCAGCGACGGAAAACTGGGTCAACGGCAAAACAGGAGCCTACTGATGACCAAGCTCCGCACAATCATCCTGCAAGCCGCCGACGCCCCCGAGGCCAGACGCATCGCGCAAGGCATCGATCCGCAGAACTACAGCCATCTCTGGCGGACGCCCCTGTCCGTGACCGGCGACGAGCCGACAACGCACTACATCACCTCGGGCGGCGTGTCCGATGCCTTCGCCATGATGGCCCCGTGCGCTGAGTGGACGTGGCAGCAGGCAGACCCGCAAGCCCCAGGCCAGTGGGTGCAGACGAGCTACTACCCAGGCCGCCCGGACATCGTCGTGGAGCGCTGCGCAGAGGTTGACGTGGAGGTCACGGAGCAGGAGGTCGAGGCGCTGTTCTCTCGCGGCGACTGTAGTGACCAAGAGGCCTTCACAGCGATGGGCCGCATGGGTGTGCAGATGGTGAGGACGCCGATGGATGCCCCCGCCGAACCAGAACCAGCCCCGGCCCCCGAGCCGGGCTCGCTTTAGCCAGGATGACGACATCGTGGCTGTCCTGCCTCTCGTCTTGCGGTTCAAGCTCACCGTCCGACGGCGTAAGCCGAAGGAATGTGTATGGCACCCGCACGGCGCGCGTAACTGTACCCATGCGAGGGCATCGTGAGCGATCTGACCGAGGACCGGGTGAAGGTGCTGATCAGCGAGGCGCTGGAGCGGCACGAACTGCGGGTCATGGAGCACCTCGACAGCGGCTTCGACCGGCTCACGCAGACGTTTGCCAGCGCGTTCCCAAACGGCGACCCGCACGGGCATCGGTTGGCGCATGAGAAAGCCATCCGCGCGGCGACGGGCTGGGATAAGCTCAAGGCCGACGTGGTGGGCAAGTTCCTGACCGCTGGCCTGTGGGCTGCGGCCGGGTTCCTCGCGTTCGCGGCCTGGGAAGCCATCCGCACTAACATCCGCAACGGGGGTAGCTGACGTGGCGAAGACGCCGGCTTGGCAGCGCAAGGAGGGTAAGGACCCGAAGGGTGGGCTCAACGCAGCCGGCCGCGCGTCCTACAATCGTCAGACAGGTGGCAACCTGAAGCCACCCGCGCCGAACCCCAAGACCGAGAAGGACGCCGCGCGCAAGAAGTCGTTCTGCGCTCGTATGGGCGGGATGCCGGGTCCGATGAAGGACGACAAGGGCAAGCCGACCCGTAAGGCGCTGGCCCTCAAAGCCTGGAAGTGCTGATGCCCGCCATCCCCATCGTCTCCGGCATCTTTTCCGACAACGGCCCCGACGTCAGGACGGGCTACCCGGTCAACATGATGCCCGTGCCCAAGGGCTCCGGCGTGAGCCAGGAGTACCTGCGGCCGGCTGACGGCATCGTGGCGCTCGGCGAAGGCCCGGGCGTGGACCGTGGCGGGATCGAGTGGAACGGTGTCTGCTACCGTGTCATGGGCACGAAGTTGGTCACGGTCACGGCGAGCGGCGCTGTGACGATCCTCGGCGACGTGGGCGGCAGCGGGTACGTGACGTTCGACTACTCGTTTGACCGTCTGGCCATTGCCAGCAGCGGGAGCCTGTACTACTGG